ATTATAGAGTTGGAGAAATTATCGCATGATAAAACAATTGTCAGTTAGTTCTTTTGCGCAAAAGGGTATTAACACAGATTTACAGCCATGGACTTTGCCACTTGATTTTTTAACAAATCTTAGAAATGTAGTAATTGCTTCTGATCAAATTACTAATTATAGAGGTTTTTCTGCTTTGGCTAGTTTGCCTACTAATTTTACCCCTAGCCTTATTTTAAATGTAAATGCTTTTGTTTCTGGGTTCTGGTTAATAGCGGGAAAAGAAAATGGTTTTGAATCAGTATATTGTTTTACTGGTGGCAATTCAACAACATTTTCAAATATAACAGTTGCAACTCCTTTAGCATTAGCAAATGAAAAAATTTGGAATGGTTGTTTACTAGGCAAAATTCCGGTAGTTAATAATTTAAGTGTTTATCCAGAATATTGGTCTCCTCAAGACCCTGCAACTAAGCTGCAAACATTAAGATGGTCTGCTGGTGCTACTGTAGGTGATCCTGAAATTACTTGGAAAGATAAAGGATATCATGCTAAAATTATTCGCTCTCATAAACAATATTTATTTGCATTGGATATCTCTGGGCCAGGCTTTAGTGACCCTGATGCTGTAAGATGGTCCACACCAGCGGATAATGGAGCAATTCCTGATTCTTGGGATGAGCTAGATATAACGAATACTGCAGGGCTTGTTTATTTAGGTGGATCAGGAGGCAAAGTTATTGATGCAAGATCTCTTAGAGATGCATTTATAGTATATAGAGAAACATCAATAACTGTATTTGACTATAGAGGTGGTCCTTTTGTATTTCAAATTCGTGATGCTAGTTCTTCTTTTGGATTGTTAGCCATGGATTGTTTAGTTGAAGTAAATTCTATGCATTATTTTATTGGCAGAGATGGAATTTATAGTTATGATGGAAATGAAATAACTTCATTATTACACAATAGATTAGCAACTAGATTTAATTCTGATTTTAATTATGAATATTATACCAATGCTTTTGTTGTAGCATATAATGAAGACAATCAAATTTGGTTTTGTATCCCAACTGTTGAATCTAGTAATGCTGCAAAAGGTGCTAATGTTGCTTATGTATATAATTGGGAAGATGACAATTGGACAATAATAGATTTGCCAGATGGTGTTATAAGAGATGCTGCTTTTGGAACTTTTAGTGATTTAGGTGAGACTTGGAATTTAATTGGAACTCCGCCGCCTGGGCCTAGTTGGCAAGAAAGAGGAGCTGTTGTTTGGGATTCAGAATTTGCCAGACCTGTTCAAAGTACATTATACGGACTTCAGGCTCCAGGTGATATTCCCGCTCCACACCCAGCAACCCAAGGTAGGCTAGTTTTAATAAATTCAGACAGGAATTTTATAAGTTCAAATGATAATTCATTTATTGAGCGTCTAAGTTTTATAATTGATTCTTTGGTTAAAGTTACAACTATAACTAGATTATATCCTCATATAGTTGGGTCTTCATCTGTAAAAATATTAGTAGGTTCTCAAGATTTTCCAGGTGACTCTATTAGATGGAAAGAGCCTGTGTTTTTTGATCCTAATAAACAAAGGAAAATAGATATTAGAACAACTGGTGAGCTTCATAGTTTAAGAATTGAAAGTGGTGATTCTGTTGGAGATTGGTCGCTAGCTGGAATTAATATTGAATATGTAGAGGCAGGATTAAGATGAGCACAAGAATTGTACCATTAGAGCAACCACCATTATCTGATAATCCAGCTTTACAAGAGTGGCTAACTAGAATGATGATATTGCTAAATGCAACACTTGTTGATATTCCTGATTTTACCCCTGTAGGTGCAATTCCTGATAAAGTAGAAAATGGAATGGTTAGATATTTTAATGCAGCAATTTTACCAACTATAACTGCCCCTGGGCCTTGGATGTATGTCGAAGGCTTTTGGGTAGCAATGACTTAAACTAGGAGAATTATTATGGCTATCGGATTCGGCAGCAATAAATCAAACAACAACTATTCGTCAAATTCAACTTTTGATCAAAATGTTTATGGAGGTCAAGAGGGGGCCCTGACGGACGTTTATAATCAAGGTGGAAACTTATATAACAATCAAATGAACTATGCTAATCAAGGACAAGGAATGGTCCCAGGCATGCAGGGTCAAATGACGGATGTATATAATCTTGGAATGAGTGGTTTGCAAAATCAAATGAATGGAGGAGCTTATGGGGATACATCTGGTATGCAAGCTGGGCTATATGATTCAATAATGGGCAGTATGAATAATCCAAGTGCAACGGGTAGAATGTACGAAGAAATAGTTGGTGGCCCTGGTAATACCTATATTGACCCAATGGTTGATTCAATGAAACAAGGCATGAATCAAAATTTAAACACCCAACAAAATCAAATGAATCAACAAGCAGGGGCTATGGGCCAGGGCGGAGGCAGTCGTCATGCTATGCAAAATGCTATGCTAGGTGCTCAAGCAAATAGAGATATGACTAACACTGAAAATCAAATGCGAGGGAATGCATATGATACAGATATGAGCTGGAAAATGGGCATTGCAGAACAAGCTGATTTAGGGAGAGGGCAAGCTCAAGACAGGGGAATGGCTTTACTTAGTGGTGCAAACGGCACTATGCAGCAAGGAATGAATAATTTACTGCCGCAACAAAATCTTGGCATGAATCAGATGGCTCCTTGGATGCAAGGAGGTCAAATGCCTTGGCAGAATCTGTCAAATTATTCTAATATTGTTGGTGCTCCTACAGTTCTTGATAGTGGAACAGATCAAAGCAGTGGTTCAGGAACGTCTAAAGGCTTTAACTTCTCTGCTGGTGGTGGTGGCTAAATTGAAAAATGATATTGCTCGTAATTTTATACTTGGGTTAGAGTCTAAACTAAAGACTCTGCCTAAGTCTATTCCTGCAGATAAAATGCAAGAAATATATAATGATCATTTGTTTGCTCCAGGATTATATTGCAGACAAATGAGAATACCTCAAGGTATGTGTATTGTTGGTAAAATACATAAACATTCTCATATTAATGTTATTACTAAAGGAGAAATTAAAGTAGTTACTGAATTTGATTCTGATACATATACAGCACCAAAAATATGGATATCAGAGCCTGGCACAAAAAGAGCTGTTTATGCTTTAACTGATACTGAGTGGATGACTGTGCATGCTAACCCTGATAATATAACAGATATAGACGCACTTGTAGATTTGTTAACAGTATCTAATTATGATAGTTTAGATTTATTAATTGATAAAGGGGAATTACAATGACATTTGCAGCAATAGCGGCACAACTAGGAACAGCAGGCCTACCAGCAGCAGGAGCAGCAGGAGCAGGAGGCGGTGGCATGGCTGGGCTTTTAAGTCAGGCTGGTCAAGCAGGAATTCAACAAATGAATGCAGGCCAAATGCCAGGGTCAAGTGGTATGCAAACTGCTGGGCCAATGTCTAGTGGCCCTATGCAACAAGGTGGCTCGTATGGCTCACCTGGTGGCCTCCCTAGCCTCCCTGGTGGTGGTGGTGGCATGGCTGGAGCCTCTTCTGGGGGAATGGCTAGTGGTAACCAACAAGAACAAGCTGCTAGAGGTGGCCAACCACAACAGTTGTGGCAAGATCTTCAAAAATATACTACTGCAGATAGAGCAAATGGTATGGCTGGAGTGAGTCCACCGCAACAGCAAGCTAATCCTATGGAAATGATGCAGGGATTATTTTCAGGCCAGGTTCCTAAAGATCAGCAAATGGCAGCACAAGCTGGTGGTCAAATGCAAAGTTTACCAGAAATGCCTGGTGCTGGTGGTAAGTTATCCCTTTTAATGGCTAGGTCTAGAGCAGCAGATCGTAATTCAAGAGATAAAAGAACTGGAAAAATGAATAATTCTTTTTATATGAATCCTGCAATTAAGTCTTTGATGGAGAATAGGTGATGGCTATTGATTATGGTCTTTTGGATACTTTGGGCTTAGTTGATAAATCAAGCCCTAAAAATGTTGCTATGGCGTATCAGCGGATGAACCGTGATATGCTGCAAGAGACTGCTGATGATAAGGATGCAACTCAGTACAATACACTACAAAATGCTAAACAATCAGGTGAATCTCCTGCTGATGTTTATGCCAATGATCAAAGTCTTGGCTATAAAGAGCCAACAGATTTAGATAGGTGGCAACAGCAAATAGATGGATTAATTAATAGTGAAAACCCAGTTCTACAAGCAGAGGGCATAAAATTTCTTGGTGATTATAATCAAAGAGTTAATACTCCTAAAACACAGCTTACTGATAATAGAAGTCCTGGTGCTAAATATGCAGATGAATTAGGATTAGCAGGGAAAGTTAGAACTGATTTTATTCGATCTTATGCAATGAAGGCTGGAACTCGTGTATTAATAGATCAAGCAGATAAATATATTCCCCCGAATACTCCTATGACTGATGCAAATGGAACTCCAATTGCACAACCCGCTGGTTTGACATATCAGGCTGCAAATGATCTTGGCTATTTGTTTGCTCAACAGCCAACTGCCCAAGAGGCAAAACAAGCAGCTGACATTCAAATAAGTAATATGAATATAGACAGGCTAGCTGAATTAGTTCAGAACCCAGAACTTGATTTTGATGGGTTTAGTGGGTACTTATCTAAATTTAGAGGAGGCAGCAATTTAACAAATATAGCAGTAGATAACTTTATGAATAAATTTGGAAATACGATGCCCTCTGAAACATCAGAAGCTCTTGCTTTAACTTTAGGATTAAGTGTTGAAATTATTTCTGCTATTCGTGGCGCTCAAGTTGGCCCAAAAGAAGAATTAATGTTCCAAAAACAGTTGCCTACTTTTGGGCAGCCTAGAGAAATATTTCTTATAAATATGCAAAGACAAAAAAGGAATCTTACACTAGCTAAAATAATAGCAAAAGAAGGTCGTGGTGCCTTTAATAATCCTATATATAAAAATCTTACAGAACAAATGGAAAGAGAAAATTTAGAAACTTGGGGAACTGGAGGATGGGAAGCACACAATGCAAAATTAGGTGGAAATTCTGCGGCAAAAGTTGCTACTAAAAATGGTCCAACAGCTGGAACAACATGGGTGGATAAATAATGAGCCAAACAAGATATGCAATAGATAATGAAACTGGTGAAAAAATTGCCTATAGAGGTTCTGATGAAGATGGATGGGTTCCGCTAAGTAAACAAGATGAAGGAATATATCAAGTAGCAGAAGAAACTAAAGCATTAGATTCAATGGCAATTAGTGCTGGTAGAAAAACTGATCAGTTAATAAGAGGTGCACAAAGCATATATCCATGGCTTCTTGGTGAATCAGATCAAAATCAAGAGCAGCTTAATTTTGCTGAAAATGCTATGGATATTCTGGAAGATCAAAATCCTTATTCATCTTTAGCAGGAGGTGCTATTGCTGAATTAGGACAAATGGCAACACCTGCAGGAGCAATTGGTAACACTCTTAAAGTTGTAGGAGCACTTGGAAAACCTGCTGCTCGATTTGCTGGTGATTTATTTGGATCTGGTGCTACTGCTGCACTTAGGGAACCAGATTCAGATCAAACTAGAATGGGAAATGCAGCTACTGATGCTGCTGCAACTGTAGCAGGAGGTGTAGTTGGAAAAGCTGCAAGCGGATTTGTTAATGGAATTGGAACAAAAGTAGCTGGTGCTCAAGATATGATTGATAAAGGTGTAGATATGACCCTGGGAATGGCAGGGAAATCTTCTGGTCTTTTACAACAATTACAAAGAACAACATCAATACTTCCATTTTTTGCAAAAGGCTATGAGCAAATGTCAACTTTTGCTAAAGACAACTGGCATAAAGTTGCTCTTAAAGCAGCAGCATTACCAGGACTAAAAATAACCAAAAGTGGTGCAGAAGGGATTGCTCAGCTAGGATCACAATTTAAACAAGCATATCAAAGAGTCTGGGATATGGTTGATTATAATCAGCTAGATATGCAATCATTATTAAATACACTTGATGATTCTATAAAATTTATGAATAGTCAAGATGATAGAACTTTTATGCAATCTTTACAAAAAATGATTGTAGGAAAAGTTGATGAATTATCTCCTAATTCAGAAGGTGTTTCTGCAATTACTACTGCTCCTTGGCTTCGTAATGTTATGTTTAATGATGTTGATAGAATATTAAATGCCGCTAAGCAAGAAGTAGCAGGAAAAGGAAAAACAACAATTGAAAGATCAATTCAAGATATGATTGATATGTATAGAGGAAATTTAGATGAGAATGTTTTAAAAGAATTGTCATCAGTTGATCAATATTTTCCAAATTATCTTGCTGTTAAAAAAGCAGCATTTGCAGCAAAAAATAATTTTGGTCATTTTACTCCACAACAGCTGTTAACATCTTCTGGGCAAATAGGCGGAATTGATAATTGGGCTCAGCAAATGCTTCCACTGCAAGAACTGGCAGAAACTGGTATTGCGACTGTTGGAAGAAAAGATGCTGGAATGGCAAGTGGTTTGTTAAACATGGCTTCTAAAGATTTAGGCAGTATTCCACCTAGAGGAATGAAATTTTTACTAGACCCTTTAATAGGTGCTTCTCCTACTCAAAAACTTGTGCGTAAAACTGGGGAAATTCTTAGAAATGATAATGATAAATTTTTGACTGGTGGTGTTCCAGAATTACTTAGAGCACCAAGAATAGGTGCTGCACTTAATAATGATGATAAAGCACCTAGTCAACAAGATATTGACTCATATATTAATACCATTATTAAAGATTACAGATTGAGAGAGAAAAAGAAAGAAGGTGCTCAAAAGATTGAGGATTTAATCAAGGCTCTGTAATCGCTTTTAAGGGATTCTATTTTACCCCTAGCCCTTTATAGGGTTTAGGGATAGAATCGCTTAGAAACGAATACAGAAGCTCTCAAGGGTATGTCTTCTAGTCTAAGTCTGTTCTCCAAGTATCAAATCTTGGGCATCTAGGCTGATTCATTCCTAATACTGGTATTCCGTAAAATCTGAGATTTTTACCAATATAGTCTTCACGATTAGCCCAAATTTCTTCTCTATCATTATCACTAAGGTTCTTAGATAGAACAACTCTAACTGGTTCAGGAAAATCTTCGCAGCTAGTTACCGCAACTGCAGCTAAACCAGTTGGAGCTTTTAAATCTTTATCTTGAGTTTTAGACATCATACCTAATTCATTAGGCTTAGATTCAACTAAGTTTTCCATTCTTTCAACAATGTCTAATACAATACCATCATAAGTGTTATCTTGTTTTATTCTGGTAAACTGTTGATCTAGTGTAGATCTACCATGTTTATAGCTTTCACGCGGAGATTTAAAACACAATCCTTCATAGTTTGAATCAATTGCTATTTCATACATATTTTGGATTGTATCAAATTCATAAATTAAACTTTGATAACAAACTTTAACAGATTTATGATTTATTTGTTCTACTAAAGTTTGCATCATTTCAAGTCTTATAGCAAAAGATGCGTTTGCAAATTCTGGCATATATATATCAAATATATGAAACTCCAATGTATCAGTATCAGGGTGTTCCGCCCTTCGGCAAATTGAGCTTATCTCATTAAACTCTAATCCATGTTTATAAAATTCACCTTCTATATATATGTTATATTTTCTAACATAATTAGAAACTTCACCAAAAAATAATTCTAAATTTCTATTATTGAATTTTTTCATTGGTCTAGTTTTTAAACCATCAGGTGTAAACTCACCACGAACACCCTCTAGTTTTGTGCTGACAAATACAGGAAGTTGAATATCTTGGATTGCTATATTTTTAGCTAACATTGGTTTAAACATTAATATACACCCTCTAATAACTCACCGCGAAAACGATCATTTTTTATTGCTTTTATAGCATCTTCTATGTTAACTGTATGAGCTTGTACAGATTCAGCTAACATTACATTAAGCCCATAAGAAGAATTTGATATAGTTATAACTGGTATTTTTTTACCAGTTGCATATCCCATTTCCCAAATAGTCCCAATATCCCTATTATCAATTACTGCTAAAACTTTATCACAAGCAGAAATCATATTAATATTAATACCATATATATTTTTTTTATTTTTTTGCCTTTCTTCTTCAGTTTGATTCAAAAGAATGCCTTCACCCCGAGGAGAGTAATATGCAATCCTTGCTGCATTTAAAGATTTTTCTATTGTTTCTACAAAATCAACTTGTTTTTCATTAAAAAACGGGCTTGCTATATAAATCATGATTCTTCTCCTAGTGAAATATAAAGTTTACGATGCTCATTATTAGGGTTGTCTTTAATAAACCCTTCTTTAACACAGTCATAATATTTTTGAATTACTAAACTGTATCCAACTTCTTTTTCTTTTAATTCAATCATTTCTGGCCATTCACACATTATAGGGCAAGGTAGGCCTGGGTCTTTTCTGAGCACCCTATTATAAACGTCAGCCCAATAAGGGTCACGTTTACCACCACCATTTGGCAAGAAATTCCAAAATTCTTCGGTGCTCATATTTTTTACAAAATCTCCAATTAGCCCACCCCACATATCTGCAGACCAGTCAAGAGCCCAATGAGATCTCATACTCATAAGACGTTCATAAGATGCTTTATCAATGTAAAATGCAACATCTACTTTGTCTGACTGACTCATACTTGATTCAAAGAAATTAGGAATCATATCCCAATATCCAATTTTTATTTTGCTATAATGCTGACGAAGAAATTGCGCAGCCATTGCACACTTCATACTATAAAACCCAAAGATCATACTTCCTACTTCTTCAGTTCTATATTCTCCACGTTCTTCATTAGTAATTGTAACAAAAGGATGAATAGGATGAACAGTACTTTTATTAAATGCATCAAATCCATTAATAGAATCTAAAAGCATAGCACCATATAATTCAAATAAACCCTTATTAAGCAACAATAGGCTTTTACAAAATGCCATTAATACTCTATGATCTATTGTAAGTGTATATACAGTGCTAACTGAAGTAGTCAGCAGTCCTCTTACTTGATCCCTGGGCTCACCTTCTTCAAACCTATTAATCATTTCATCAATTTTTCTATCATCAGATTTCATATGAGCAAACTCAGATGAGATTCTAAGTGTTTCTCTATCCAGTGGGGCTGACCTAGTTGATTGAGCCCAGCACTGAATTGGCCTAAGTGAAAGGATTAGATCGCGGAAAAGAACTGATGAACGAATTTCTAGGGTGTATACTTTCATTGAGTTGAGACTTAAATCCATGCGC